GTAGAGGTTGAAACAATTGTAGATGGTGATGCGAAGTATCTGCCAATTGCGGCGGCAAGTATTATTGCGAAGGTTGCACATGATGATGTAATTCGTATGTGGTGTGAGAGCTGTCCTGAAAATAAAGAACTTGGTGAAAAGTATGACCTAATGTCCTGTATGGGATACGGAACATTACGTCATAGGACGGCAATCAAAGAGCATGGTCTATTGGAAGGACATAGACGCCTCTTTATGAAGAATATAGTACCCTCTGTGAAGCCAGCATGTCTTATTCAAGATGATTAACTGCTGCTTAATGGCCCTTTTACACTCCTTTTAGGAGTTTAATGGCGCCGGCTGCCCTTGCGACCCTTGCGGCTCTTGCGAGAGCCCTTGCGAGAGCCTCGGCGGCGACCACCAACCGTGTTGTTGTTGCTCGCAACATTGGTGTTGTTGTTGCGGCGAGTCGATCGGCGGTGCTTGCGGTTGCTGCGGTTCTTACGAGTAGCGTTGGCCATTTTATTATATATTAAAGGCCAACATTTTTTTTACGCAGAGGAGTTATGAAAAATCCTATAGTGAAGTAGTGCTAAATCTTCAGCCTTTGCTTGGATTGCTGCCCCTGGAGAATAAAAATGGCCCTCACCTTCTGCGATGCCGATAACCTTCTCTTGCGTATCCCCTGGCTTCCGAATTCTATGAATCCATTTAACAGGTTCATACGCATATACTTCTGAATCATTTAGACCAGTCCGCGCAATCACAAAAATATTTGGCGCTTCTGTTGTAATTGCCACATCTGCTGGAGATAAATCCACAAGAAACCCAAAATCCTCTGGTCTATGTGCCGGATCGCCAAACTCATTATATTCCATCTTTGTAAGGGGAAGATCAGGATTTGTAGTTGTCCGAATAATATCTACATAAGGAACTTCAGTATAGACAGCGCCAAAAAGTCGCCCACTTGGCTCCTTATTCAGACACATACCCATAAGGAAGCCACCAGCAGAGCGACCATAAATAACAGTCTGCGTAGCAGGAATCTTATACATCTTTTGTGTAGCTTCCACAAGAGCTAAGAAGTCATCTCGTGTATGGACACGTCCTTCAAGGCGTCCTGCCTGTGCCCAAGAATCAGTATCATCGCCTCCACCACGAATATATGTATATAGAATACCCCATCCACGCTCAATAAGTGGCGCCCACTTCCCATAACAACCTGCTGGCGACGATGCTACCCCATAGGCACCATACCCAACCGCAAATAAGGCTTTTGGCTTTGTGAATAGACCCTTCCATAAAATAACTCCATGTACTTCTGTTCCGTCTGCTGATGTCCCTAACACTTTTTTAGCCTTCAACTTGAAAGCATCGTGGTTACTATGTTTTATAAGCTTTTTACGATAATATCTGTCTACACAAAATGGCGGCTGTGTCCCATCATCAACACGTATAACAGACCTTGTATTATTATAATTATCAAGTTGAATAGACCCTTGTTTAATATGATATTCGTTATGACCATAATGATTATATAAAGTAGTCTCTCCCTTTTTTCTAGTTAATAGAAAGTTAAAATTAATATCATAAGGAGTTCCATGTAATTCCTCCCCAGATTGACCCTTATAGGAGTCTGTTCCTGCTTCTCTATAATATACACGAGACCCTTGTATGTAAGGTAGTTGGCGTTCGGTTCCAGGTTTAACAGGTATAAGTTGGGCGCCACTACTACTTGCCTCAATAGTAAACGTATCTGTTTTACCAGAATTTTCCCTTACAAGATATGGTGTTAAATCATATCTGAGTAGCGAGAGATTGTAATGTCCGTCCTTTTCTTCATAAAGTTCTGTTTGGCCGTGTCCAGATTGCGCTGAACATTTGAAGAGTTTATTGTACCAGAGTTTCTGCGTGACGCCGAGATAGTAGATAGTATCCCCTACAAGGGAAAATGTGGGACCAACTGGTGATCTGCGCCAGAGAGTTGTGTGTGTTTTCGCATCTAGTACAACGATTTCATACTTTTCTGCCCCTTTACCAATATCATGTGTATATACTACAAGTTTTCCATCAGAGTAGATATCATGTGCATCTTTTCTTTGGGATATAGGCTCATCCTCAAACCTCCATCGGACATTGAACATACCATTTGGGGAGATCTTGACAGGTCCAGATTCAAAACATTCTAGGTCATAGAGTTTTCCTGCGGCGGTAAGTTCTTTCTTGAAGGTTTCGATCTGTTGTGGATCTACGTATTTCTTGATAGTCTCTTGAAGTTTCTTATTTTCATCCCTTACAAGGGTATTCCAACGAGGGCCTTTCATAGGTTCCATCCAGGCGTCAGGATCTTTCCAGGATAAAAAACCTAGATCTCGTAAGCCGTCCTGTTTATCCATTTAAGCGCCTAAACCTCTATAGTAATTTGATTTTAGATGGCGACGACGAGAGCGACGGCACCAGCAACACATGCTAAGCATCTTCTAGATGTAGTAATTGTATACAATAAGACATTTGGCTTAACAAAGGATGCTGATCTTCTACAAAAGTATCTGGGAGATGCTGCGAAGGCGCAGGGGCGTTCAATTGGAAAGGTGAAGTATGTAGATCCACGTGAAGTGCCGGTTATGTGTGATATCATTATTCATTTGGAAGTCCCTTATTATGCGTGGTTCCCATATGCGCGTTATAATATTGTAATGGTAAATCCTGAGTGGTGGGTGTCTGAGGCATTTGATCCTTATTTACCAAAGATTGACCTCCTTCTATTCAAAAATGAGGCGACGCTTGAGACATTCAAGATTACAGCCAACCTTCCTGAGGAGAAGATTGCTCTAGTTCCCTGGTGTTGCGCTGAGGACGGTACTCTGAAAGTGCCAAGTGACCCTAAGAGAGAGTTTCTCTATCTACTCGCAGGATCACCAAGTAAAGCAGCAGCGGCGAAGGATATCATTAGTCTATGGAAGTCATCATACCCAACTCTCCATGTGTATACAACGCGTTCTGATTTTGCGGTGGCTTCTGCTTCAGTGGCTTCTGGGAAAGAGAATGTGAAGGTTGTTGAAACTGAGTTAGGTGTAACTGCTCTGAAGACTCTACAGGCCAGTTATTTTGGGCATATTTGCGCAAGTGAGGCTGAGGGATTTGGTCTAAGTGCTGCGGAGGCAGAAAATCTCGGCCGCTTCACAATTCTAAATCACAATGAATCTTATGACGTATCTTATACTCCCTCAGAGGCGGTTTGGTTTCTGCCTACAACACAGGTCGCAAATGATAAGACACGCTCTAGTCGCTATGTTTTAGATGTGGCAAGTGGTGCAGCAGCTGATGCCCTTGATAATGCTATCAATGCTTTTCAGAATGCTAATAGCGAGGAAGTTGCTCAAGTACGTCGTGCTGAGGCTGTTGGACGTCGCCAGCGATTTGCCATCGCATGTGATGAAGTATTTAAGCGTGCTGCTGCGGTTGTAGATTCTAGTCGTTCTGTTACTCCTACACGCCATATTCCTCCTCCGCTTTCCAAGGATGAGTGCCCCCCCATTAGTATTGTAACACTTGTCTACAATCGCCGCAAGTTCTGGGATCTCGCACTTCATAACATGATGGTTACTGATTATCCCCGCGACAAGATGGAGTGGGTTATTGTGGATGATAGCGATGATATGGAGCAGAGTATTAGCGACAAGATTGCCAAGATCACAAATGTTCTTCCAGATCTTAATGTAGCCTATGTACCTTATCACGAGAAGATCACTATTGGGGGAAAGCGTAACCTAGGTACTAAGCGTGCTAAGCATGATATTATTCTTATGATGGATGATGATGATCACTATCCAGAGACCTCTTTTCGCCGACGTGTTTCATGGCTTGTAAAGACAGATGCTCAGGCAGCTGTATGTACAACGCTTGCTCTTTATGACCTACGTACAGGTATTAGTGCAGTAAATGTTCCACCTTATGATCTTCCACTAGGAAAGCGTCTAAGTGAGGCTACTCTTACATTTCGCCGCAGTTTCTTCAATGACCGCAAGTTTGAGAAGATTAGCATGGCAGAGGGAGATCCCTTTGTAAGTGGGCGTGAGAGTCAGGTTGTTGAGATGATGCCTCAGCAAATTATTGTAAGTTTCTGTCATGGTTCTAATTCAAGCAGTCGTCGCATCCCACCGTCGGATGTGAAGCCTGCGTGTTTCTGGGGATTTCCTCCTGAGTTCTTACAGTTTGTTCATAAACTCGCAGATGTAGATATTGAACTTGTGGATCTACCTACGCCTGGATCTGCTGTTTCGTCTAGAGCGTCTACGTAGATCTCTCCTTGTCTGTCCACCTTTTTGCTTTGATTGTTTTCTGGTTTTTTGCGGCTTAAATGTTGCCTTAGGTTCTTCATCAGCCGCACCCTTTTTTGGTACAATTTCTTCTTCAGCTTTCTCCTCAGGTGGTTCTGTTGCTGCTTCCTCTTCTAAAGGCTCTACAGTTGGTGTCAACTTTTCGGTAATTGTATCTGAAATACTTTGACCATCATACGCAGCACATACCGCCGCTTTACCACCCTCCTCTCGCGCAGCAGCGGAGGGAATCCCAAGTAGTTCAAGAACAAGACGAATAGGAACTAATTTCATAAGAGGATCAATAACACCCTGAAATTCTGGCGAACAGTATATCTCAGGCCGCGACGCAAGAATCTGAATATTCTGAATATCATCCATGGAAGGTAACATTTCCAATGGAAGTCGTTGGAAGTGTACTTTCAATCCCATAGGGCCAGCCTTCTTCTGTAGTTTCTCTTCTAGTCTGTCAATCTTCTCATTAAATTCCTCTAGTGGCTTTTCTAACTTCTCTAGAGAACTATTTACAATATCGCGCACAAAAACAGGGGATAGAACACTGAACAAATATAACCAGAATCCAATAAAAGCCGATTTAGCTCCCTTAAAGGTGGTGTCACGCAGAGCAACTTTCACTTCTGGCGACATTAGTTCAAAGGTATTATTTAGTATTTTTCCTAGTAGACCAAAAAGTAGCGGTGTAGATCCAAATACACCAGCAAAAGTAAGTAGCGCATTCTTCCAACTACCATTTGCGAGATCCGCCGCTGCCAAGATAATTGACGATATTTTTCGCAGTAGATTATTTGACAATGGTCCAAATGACACTAGAAGTCGCAGAAGTTCAAGAAATGTCATCATCGCAGGAACAATTGATCGCGCAGGGATTATAAGTGGTGGTAACCCAATCACCTCTAAGGGAATTTGTGGATCCACTGGCATTTCATTGATTAGACGAAAGGGGCCAAGTGTTTTGGCAAGAACACGATTTTTGTCATCTAGATCATCAATATACTCATTCAGAACTTTGTAGGCCTTATCAATACTAATATCATCAGGATTAATTAGCCCATAACTATCTTCATCCGCATATGATATTAATGATTTTTTATCTCTGCTAGGAACTAGGTTACCTCCTTCCTGCGAATTGTCTCGTTTCTCCAATACAATAGGATCTAGAAATGGCGATATTCCCTTAAAGGAAGATTCTAACTGTTGCTGTTCTTCATTTGTGTAAATACTATTTCCTTGCGTATCCACTATATTTTTTGACCACCCATTTGGCTGTGTCCCACCATGTTGTCTATAAGTTAAGAGAATAGTTGATGCGCCATTATAGGCGTCATACATTTTCTGGCTATCAGCATTTAAAAATGCTTGTTTTGTTGTATTAATCTGTCGCTGGACATCCTTTGCTGTCAGCGACTTAGAAGTTGCCATCTAAGAGGAGCAAAGAAGACATCCCTCACCATTATCCGCCGAGCATTGCTGCTTCGCGGACTCTTCTGCCTCTTTTGCCAGACGGTCAAGTAGTTCGCGACGCTTACGCTTCTTCTCTTCCTCTGGAGTTTCAACAACTACTACAGTTGTAGACGGCGTCTGTTGTGTCGGAGCGACTTGCGAGAGCAACTTAGGGTCAACAGTAAACTTCTGTGCCATAACAGGCGCCTTTGTGCGCAGATAGTAGCAACCAGTCTTGAGACCCTTCTTCCACGCGTAGAAGTGCATTGATGTAAGTTTTGAATATGTCGCATCCGCAACGAATAGATTTAGACTCTGACTTTGGCAGATGAATGCGCCACGCGCTGCTGCCATATCAATAAGGACACGCATCTTAATTTCCCAGGTATTCTTATATAGTTCTTGAAGTGCCGCTGGGATTTCATCAATACCCTGAACAGAACCATTATTTGCGATAAGTTTCTGCTTCAGATCTTCATTCCACAGGTCTCGCGAAATGAGGTCTGCAAGCAAATACTTATTGATAACAGGAAATTCCCCTGCAAGGGTACGTCGTGCGTAGATATTCGTTGTGAAAGGCTCAAAACACTCATTGTAGCCGAGAATCTGGCTTGTAGATGCGGTAGGCATTGGCGCAACAAGGAGTGAATTGCGTAGACCATTCTGTGCGATCTTGGCGCGTAGACCTGTCCAATCTAGAGTGCCATCACTTTCTGTGATAGGTTTCATACCCCACATATCCGGTTGTAGAATACCTTCACTCGTAGGAGAGCCTGCGAAAGTCTCATAGGGGCCTTCTACTGTCGCCGTCTCCATGGATGCTTCTGCCGCTGCGAAATAGAGATGCTCAAAGATGAGCTGGTTGAGCGTCGCGGCTGCGCAACTCTCCCAAGGAAATTTTAGCATCGCAAATACATCTGCGAGACCCTGAACACCGAGACCAATAGGGCGATGGCGCATATTGGAGCGCTTCGTTTCAGGAGTTGGATAGTAGTTAATATCAATCACGCGATTCAGATTTTTAGTAGCAATTTTTACTACTCGGCGGAACTCCTCAAAGTCAAATTGTGGCTCTGGAAAAGTAATAGAATCTTCATGAGTAACTGGCATATCCCTTACAAAGGCTGGTAGTCCAATGGATGCGAGATTACACACCGCCTGTTCCTCGGGACTTGAATATTCCATAATTTCGGTACAAAGATTTGAAGATTTGATTGTACCAAGATTCTTCTGATTTGATTTCTGGTTAGCAGGGTCCTTATAGAGGAGATAAGGTGTACCAGTTTCCATCTGTGTGTCCAGAATCTGGAACCAGAGCTTCTGCGCGCTGACAATCTTTCGCGCACGTCCTTCACGCTCATAGCGCTCATAGAGTGCTCGGAATTTGTCACCATAGACATCGGCTAGACCAGGCGCCTCATTAGGACAGAATAGAGACCATTCTCCATCTGCCTCTACACGCTCCATGAAGAGGTCAGAGATCCAGAGCGCATAGAAGAGGTCTCGCGCACGCTCCTCCTCGGATCCAGTATTCAATTTGAGACGTAGGAAATCCTCCACATCTGCGTGCCAAGGCTCCAAGTAAATTGCGAAGGATCCATTACGCTTTCCACCACCATTATGCGCAATACCAAGATGGGCTACAGTATAGTCATGAGGCTCAGCAATTTCAAAATCATGAACAACTCCATCATATTCAACTTCATCAATAGTTTCAATACGAGAATAAATATAACCATTGTGATTCAAGTATGAAACATATTCACTTGTAGGGGAATCTGGAAAATATTTCATAATATCATTAATTCGTGGAACACGAAGTACTTTTGTTGTTTTACGAGTTGTAATATTCTTATAAGAGCTTACATTTCCAATTCTATCACGATCATAGCCAGATGCTAGGCAACCAAGGCGAAGTAGCATATAACGAAGGCCTTCAATAACATTATCAGATGACATTTCAACACTTACTTCTTTTGTTCCAACACATCCATCCGTTTCAATTAGTCCACGAATAATTTGAATAAGTTTATTATTAGGAAGATGTAGCATAGGAATATCAATATGTTTTTCTTTGTTTACATCATAGAGTTGAGAACGAGTAAATTTAAATCCAACACTGTTTGGAGACCATCGAATGCGAGTATTTAGATCTTCACGTTCCTCTTTAATAGTTTTTACACCACGTTTCTCAAAATATTGTTCAACAAAGTTAGCAGTATCTTGTTTATTTTCACTATGAAGTGATACATAAGCGGTTGTTTCAGAAATATGACCATCCCCAAGCATAATACCATAAAGGCGACAATCATCTTCAGTGATTGATTCAATATTATTTACATATGTTGGAATAGGATATACAACAAAATCTCCTACAAGAAGATCTTTTGCATCTTCAAACTCTGGTTTTACAATATTTTTATTAAGACGATTTTTAATTACATCAAAATTAACACCTTTATTTTGTCCCTTTAGAGCAAAGATTTGATGTTCTGGAGTAACTTGAATTGATGAAATAGCATTTTTAACTTGAATTTTGAGCATTTTTCCTTTGTATTCATGTCTTACAGGCATATTTACATTTTCATAAGTTCCATTACTTGTTAGAACTTTATCAGTAGTATTTACATCTTCAATTCTTTTAATACCATTTTGAGTATAAATAAGAGTATCTGGCGTGAAGCATTGATCAACATAGCGCGCAGTATTATTGAATACGCGCAGCATTGGAACTAGACCATTACTTGTTCCGTTTGTTCCACGAATAATGGAACCGCGTGCGCGAACATTGTGAACGTGTAGCCCAATACCACCAGCATGTTTGGAGATGGCCGCGCAGTCACCCAGTGTCTTATAAATTCCAGAGATGCTATCATCTGCCATTCCCATAAGGAAACAAGAAGATAGTTGTTGTCTGGGTGTGCCGGCGTTGAATAGAGTGGGAGTCGCATGAGTAAACTTCTTCAAACTCATGAGGTCATATGTCTCAAATGCGCGGTTCAGATCAGTAGACCCCCATAGCGCAAGTGAGACACGCATCCACATGTGTTGAGGGCGCTCCAAGATATTCTTTGCCGAATCTCGGAGCAAGTACGACTTCTCAAGGGTCTTGAATCCGAAATAGTCAAATAGATAATCTCGGTCATGCTCAATCCGCGCATCAATTTCGGCTCCATGTTCACGAACAAGAGTCAGAAGTTCCTCTGAAACATATGAGAGGGGTTCGCCAGTTTGAGGCATCTTCTGGGAAGCAAGCGCTTTTACAACTTTTACGAATGATGGCTCTGTATTCTTTTGGTGATTGCTTACTGCAATACGCGCGGCAAGAATTCCATAATCTGGATGGAGAGTGCTAAGACTCACAGCGAGTTGACATGCGAGGTCATCTAGTTGTGTGGTATGTACACCATCATAAATCTGATCAATCACTCGTTGGGCGATTGCCGTTGCGTTTACCTTTAGTTGCGATGGCGCAGAGGCTGCTTTACGAATGCGCTCAAGTACCTTATCGAAAGACACGTCCTCCTTGTGTCCGTCACGCTTCACGACCTGCATACTGTTATTAAACTCCATCTTTCTTATCTGCCAACCAACGCATTGAAAATAGGGGTCAATTTTTCTAGGAGACAATATGTCTCCTAGAAAAATTATATCAGTGCTTCGCACTAGACAATTTTTATCTTTTGCCATCTCCCTTATAGGGAATGCTCTGGCTCACATCACTAGCCCTTCTGTTGGGCTCATTAACATTATTAGTATTTTTCACAAATCGCCAAGGATTTCTTGACTTATCACCCTTGCCTTTGGATCGTGGTATAGGGAAGCCACGAGATCCTTATGCACTGTTACCGTTACCTACAAAGGATTTTCCACAGATTGCGAGTGGACCTACAAGTGAAAGATGTTACAACGCAGATTATCAAACATCATTGACTCTTTTACCTAATATTTCTCAGATGACGAATAATTATAAACATAAAAATGGAGAGTCCTGCTCAGCTCCCAACCACGACCTGATTTTGGGCATCTATCAGTGAGGGCTCGACATCATCTTGAATTAGGCAGAATACAACCTGTTGTTTTCTCTTGGATGGAGGAAGATCAAAGGTTCCCACTTTAGCAGCAGCAACATCTTCCCAAAACTTCTTAAGTACTGGAATGATGGATTCAAACCATAGAGTACTTCGTTGTACTGTTACTAGATTATATGAAAGAAGTCCCCATTCAATCGTTTCAAGTAGAGTCTCACCTTCTTTTAGCAGTCCTGACAGATCTTCTATAGATGAATTCAGTTGACTATAGAGATACCGAACTGGTTGGGGGTCATCATAAGGAGGGGTCACTGCACCAATAGTATATACATACCCATATTTAATACAAGGACCTTCAACAGTTTCATTCCCTTTCGTAGATCGTAATTGAATTTCAAAATAATCACACGAATCAACATCCGCAACTTCCATTTGAATTTGCATCTGCTGCCAATAATTTTTTGGAATATCGCCTTTTTCAATAGATCTTGAAATAGGAGCCTTAAATTCAACAAGTCGCCCAATGCGTGTGTTGCGACTATCGCGACTATCCTCAACAATACCATCTGGAGATGCCGCCAGTTTCAGTAGGGGGTTCTTATGAATTAAACGGCCAATTTCCCTTACAGGGGTGTTTGTGAGATATTCATACAGCATTTTTGCTACAGGCTCAAAACGGATTCCCCAATCAAAAGGAGTCATTTCATGTGACCATGTAGCAATACGATAGTTAGTAGGGGTGGCAGCATCGTCATCGCATACAACTTTAGACATTACAAGTTTTCCACGAGTCCTTCCTGGTACAAATATATCACTAAGTTGGCTTGCTGTCAGAAATTCCTTCATATGTTTATACCATTCAGCAGAACGCTGTACAATTTGTGGAGTTGTTTCCAGAACAGTTAATTGTCGCTTTCGCTTCAAAATACCATCCTGTGAGGATTCTTTTTGGGCTTTAGCTTTCTTGTAGAAAGATGGAATTACTTCTAGTAATGCGTCCTTTATTGTATGAGCAGGTGTATCATCTATCTCTGTAAATAGCTCCTCTACTTCATCTTTCCATATATTCTCTGCGTATGTTTCATCTGGTTTTGTACTAGTTAATGTTTCAATATATTGTGTGATATCCTGAAACATTATACTCATGTCTGGCTGTGGCTGTGGTTTTGGTTTTGGTTTTTCATATGACATCAATTTTTAGTTGCTACTAGGTTTAGCAAATAAAAATAGATTAGTGTTACGCGCTTGAAACTTCATTCCTTTTATAGTTCTGAAGGCTGGGAAACTACAGTCGCAGCGCGCGGCTTACGAAATGTAATACTCTGCATTTTTCGCTCAACAATTTGGTATAAAGTAATTCCATCCGCATTTCTGTGAGATACGAGACCCTTAATCTCTAATATACGCTCCTTATCAAGATCATAATTTACTGTGGATTTACTATTTAGAACCTTCTTATCCAAACTCTTTACAAGTAAATTATAAAGATCTCGCGCTTCTTCTTCTGATAAATTGAGTCGCGTCTTCTCTTCTTGTGCAAAGAGATGTAGACGATTTAGACGAATCCCTCTCTCAAGACGGTGCCAAGGACGCTTGAACGCTTCATTGACTCCAGCGTTTAGGAAATTCTCTAAAGACTCTGATGTAGGACCTTTCCAAGGAGATGGTGGAGATACTACATTACCGCTTATATCAGCGTGCTTTCGTAAGGTCTTATTTTTCCATGAACCTTGCATGGTATTATCTATATATTAATATCGTTCCAAACCTTTAGGGCTTCATCAATATATTTTGATATACTTTGGGGGTACTTCCAAGAATCAATAAAGTTCTTCTTCATATCTGATTCCTGAAAGTAGAAGAAACTTCTCCACATAAGAGTTTCACTATCACTACCTAGCGGAAGGGATTGTTCATCATAGAATAAAAAATCAGATAGTTTAGTTTTTAGAGGATCTACTGGTAAGAGAGTTATTTCATCTATATTTTTGGGTTCTCCCTTACAGAAGATATCATTTTGTTCTAGAATTTGTTGAGGATGTAAGGTATCTTCTCTCCAAATATTCTCACCCCCTTCCAAAAGAAATGCTATGCGACATATACTTAGATTGTGTCCAAGAACTTCCACTATATATGGTTTAGAAACTACAAAGGGTAGGAGAAGGGTGTCAGTTGACATTATATATTAAAGGCTCTTGGATATTTAGGCGGTCAGTTATTGGCGGCAGTCGGCACTAGTCTAAAATAAAAGTAGGTTTTAGCGCTTAGATAATGGCAGCCCCTGTTTGGCCAACTGTACCTGAAAATCAATTTATGCCGCCTCCGGCCTTTGTATTACGTGCTAGACGTGAGGTGCCAACACTTGATGCTGCGAATGCTCGTCTTTTTGAACATTGGCGGACTGATACACCATCGATGACACTTGACAGGCCTCAGCCAGGAAGTGGAAAAGGTCCTCGTCATCAGGATATGAATCCTGAAGCAAGTCGTACAAATTTTAAGAATTATTCACAGGCTCAGCCATTTGTTCCAGGAGGAGGGGAACTTGGACAAAATCCTTATTTTCAGAAATATGATGTAACTCAAGATCCGCGAAACGTTGTTCGTGAGTTACGCAATACTGTATCTGAGGATAAGACTGACAGGGGGCTTGTAGAGTCAAAAGATTTACTAGGAAGAGCATATGTTACTCGGTGGCTCCCTACAAATTATGTTGGTGAGAATAGTCTTGATACACTTTCCGCATACGATAAGGTAATGAAAAAGCAAACAAATGATATGTCACAGAATTTTCGGCAACAACAACATCCATCTAATCAAAAGTAAGATGAATTTCAACATCATTTTTGTGCATCTGTTTTGCCGCAGGCGTATCCTTCTTTGATATACGCTTTCTCTGCGATTGTGTTGAATTTGATGAATCACTTGTGAGAGAAGACCGAACTTTTCGTTCCTCCTTTAAACAAGCATTCATCTCCTTCTCAATTGCGTCTTGGTGAACTGTAATATAATCAAGTACACCCTTCTCAATCGCCCAACGAAAGAAATTGAGTTTCCCTACAGTAGTTCCTATAAGGAGTTTATCAGAAATTTGGAAATCAATCCTTTCACGCCTACAGAAAGGATCAAACATCTTCTTCGAATATGCCTTTAGTTGAGACTTATAATTATTATATACAAGGAATTCTTGATTATTAATAATATAACCAATATTATTCTTTTTTGAATAGTTTGTTACAAACCAATCAATTAAACGGAGACTCATTGATGCGTCGCCTTCAAGTAGATTAATTATCTCTTCAGTGTTTGGACGAGTGTTATAAAACTTTAGAAGAGAGAGAACAAGAAGTTCTTGGCGGCATGGGATCTTCTTTTTTCGTGTTTGTGGGTCAGGTCCAGCAATCACTATTGTATCCATTTATGTACCTAAGAACAATTATATGAATTGCTTTTTAGATAGTGTCAGCAGATGAATCCGCCATCTGGCTACGATCCTACAGTAAGTAGTCTTCCCGACCCTGGCGCTTCTGCTGTTCCCATGAAAGCAATGATGGGTGGAGGAAATGAGAAAGCAGCTTCAAACAATAGTGACAACAAATCCCTAACAACTGTTACAATTCTTGGTGAACCTTACAGAATTCGTTCACAGATTAAAGATTATCCCTTAGAGGATGATGAAGAACGACTATTGAAAGCATTTCATGTAGATGGAGACAGCCGCAACCGTCTTGGAAAGGATACAATTTTTAGTTTTTTCCACGCGTTAGCAAATTACAACTGTGAAAAGGAAGAGGGTATTCTTCTTAATCCTAAGTGCGAACCTGTGCGAGCAATTTTACGTTCCGCATTTATGGGAGATTTTCTAAAAAATCTGGATGATATTCGTGCTAAGAGAAATTTAGGCCCTTTGAAAGAACTTCTTGATGAGGATTTACTGAAACGGCGCAATAAAGTTGATATATTAGATAATGTTGTAAATATTTTACCTTCATCTTCAAAAACAACATCACTTTTAGATAAAATTCTTAGCACACCTTCTTCGTTAAAGGAACGTTATAAGATTAAAGGTGGAGATGATGACGATACAACTTTAGAAATGATGATTCAACTATCAGCACCTTCTCATTAATATGAAAGGACATCGCATAGAACGGCCTACATAGATGACCCTTTGCGAACAGCTAAATCTGTAAGGAAAAGTACAAAAATTCCACTCATAATGAAGAGTAGTACTTCTGTTTGAGCATTACCACTCTCGTTTGTTCTACTTGTTTCTAGTTCATCAAGGCGTGAAAAAATCTTATCAATCTTGGAATGAAGATTTACATCGTAGGAAGTTACCTCTTTTTTCATCTGGCTGCTTTGTCCTCCAGGAGGAGGCAGACCATTAAAAAATGCTGTTCTTGCTCCTGAAGGTGTCAATGGCTTCCAAGCATCCTTTACAGATGGTGTCGGAAGAGCAGCAGATGCTCCTGCACCTGCGAGTGTTCCTGCTTGACCAAATGCGTCCATAAAATCAGGTTGAAGTTGATATTCTTTGGAATCACCGATTACATGGGTAAATGTAGCAAAGTTTTCGGATGGATCTTTGCCAAAGAATGATGGAGCAGCATCTGAGGGAAGTTGTGAGGGACCTGCCATATCAGTTGGAAGAGTCCCCCTGACTAAATCGCCATTCGTGTCACCGTCATTTCGTGGCTGAAAACTTTCAAGTGTTCCCACATCAGCTTCTGTAGGGGAATGTTCTCTTAAACCGGTAGATGGATTCATTGCCGGTAAGGGCACCTGTTTGACAACACTTGGTCTATCAGGGTCAGGAGCATATGCCCCCTGAGGATCGATATATGCCTGCGCAGGTCCCTTACACCGTTTTGCTTTCCTTCTCTCTTGACGCTTTGCCTCTTGATTTGAAACTCCAAAAGCGTCTTCTAATGAACAATATTCCATATCGGCAATGGAGCCAACTCTCTATTCTCTAGGAGATACTTATTAGAGAATGAGCGCTGCGGCGATGTCAGCAAGTTCACAACCCATTCAGGGTGGAAGTCCTATGCCACAGATCCATTTAAGTAAGACAAATCTTAATTATATTTTAACGTTATTTCTTATTGTCGGAATTACATTTGTTCAAAACGTACCTGTGGAATGGCGTCGTTGGACAAATACCCTTGTAGGGAGTGCTGTGGGGTTAGGGGCTGTATATGGAAGTTGGGTATATTTTAATTGGCACACAACATTATTGGTTGCTCTATTTCTGGTAATGTGTATGAACAGTGGAGTTATGAGTGGAAATGTCTTTTCCAAAGACGGTTTTGACCCTGGACTTGATACACGAGTTGTAGCAGGGAGGAAGAAGTGGTATATTGAACAAGTTTTAGGTGAAAATCCTTTAATGATTGAAGAGGACACTGTAAAAACATCAGCAGTCCAGGATGATAATTCTGGTATGAGCCGATCTATTCAAAGCGGCTCTAATTTATAGAGTGATTTCAGAATGGTGTTTGATGCCACCTTACGTCTTATAACAGTTATAGTGTTATTTGGGATAGTTCTTCTTTACGGCTCAGCATTTGAAGCACCTTACTCTAACACACTTGTTGAACTACATGCTATACCAGTATGGCGTTTTGCACTGGCAATTGTAGTTCTAGTTGGCGCGCTGTGGTCTCCTCGTGTTGGTATATTAGCAGCACTTGGAGTTTTTCTATATCTATCTGATTTGGAGAAACTTACAATTCCTTTGGTGCCATTAGAGAGCAGATGACCGCTGCTGTTGCTGCTGCGACTGCTGCTGCGACTGCTGCCGCGACTGTATCCCCTATAGAAATATTTGCGAATATATTCAGTAGCAATCCTTATTTTATTGGACTTATGATGTTAATTCTTAACTTGGGTGGTAGGTTTATTGTTTTAGAGGTTACAAAGGGACAGGAGAAGTTTTTTCAGAATCCTTGGTTTCGGCGTTTTCTAATTTTTACAGTGTTGTTTGTTGCGACGCGTAATCTTGTTGTTGCGGCAATAATGACAGTTGTTATTGTACTTTTTATTGGATACTTATTTAATGAAAATAGCAAGTTCTACTTATTTGGTGGTAATGGAGGTGGGGGTGGAGGGCGCAGTGGCGGCACAGATGAAAAGAAAGATACACTTACAGTTGAAGAGATGGAGATCTTGAATAGACTTCAAGCAAAAGCACAAAAGTTTGCGCAGGCTGAGCAGACTACAAAAGATAGTGATACTAAAGATACGGACTATTCATCTCGTATTTACGGAACAAATTTAAGTTTACTTCAGAATAAGTATTAATGTCTAGTGCCCAGCCAACATATTATGTGTATATTGTAACAAGTAGAAATAATCCAATTTACGAAGAATTTGATAAAATTCGTCGCAAACAACTGGAAGATCTACAGATTCCTCACAAGTTTCTATTGAATGGCGCACTACCTCCTAGATATTCCCTTAAAGAGGATGAGGTGTATTATCCTGAAGACTCGGTTGCGCCATGGGGGGAGACTCTCACGCCGTCTGAAGCCTATACACCAGGAATGTTTTTGAAATTCTATACGGAGATCCAAAAGGGTCTGCCCCAAGTTGATTTTATTATTCGTACAAATTCATCTACCTTTGTGGATTTTAGAAAACTGGGAGTTTTTCTTAGAGAACTATCACCTGTAGGAGTCCGATGTGGATATCCTCTACAATATTATCCAGTTGAAACAAATAGATTATTTTTTGCTGGTTATGCTATGATTTTTAGTAGAGATGTTTTAGAGAATATTAAATATGATGAAGAAATTATTAAAAATGAACCTGATGATGTAGCATTATCCTTCCTTACAGAGAAATATTGCCAATATAGAATGTATATTATACATGAACTAGTACAATTCTTTATAAATGGAGATCTATGTGTACCTGAAGCGGTAGATCCCAAGAAATTTATCTTCAGGATATTGAATCCGGATAGACAGGTAGATCTACAAATTTGGAAGGAGTTATATAGATCTGTGACTGAAGTCTAAAGTCTAAAGATCTATGTCTGCATTATAACAATGTCTTACTTTGTTTTTATTGTAACAAGTCGCGATAGACCTGAATATGAAATATTTGACTCTATGCGACGAGAACAACTGAATGCCCTACAAATCCCCTATAAGTTTCTATTGAATGGCACACTACCTTCTGGCTACTCCCTTAAAGAGTATGAGGTGTATTATCCTGATCCATCCTTTACTCCAGGGATGTTCTGGAAATTCTACACGGAGATCCAGAAGAGTCTGCCCCAGGTTGATTTTATTCTCCGTCTGAATTCATCCACATTTGTGGATTTTAAGAGGTTTGAGGAGGTTGTTCTCCCTCTACTACCTCGTACACGGTGTTTCGCTGGAAATGTGTTTGATTTTGATGTTGTTGGTGGTTGTGCCAGAAGGGAGCAAGTATCAATTATATCTGGAACTGTGATGATCTTTAGTCGCGATGTTCTTGAGTGGTTTGTGGGTAGTGTTTTGGATATTGAGGACCCTGTTCTCAAATATTGTATTGAAGAAAACCCAGACGATTGCGCAATTTCTAATATTTTGAGAGACCTTGGCGGCTATAGATTCTTTGATCTTGGAGCATTTTTCACACATATGGAAGCAGTCACAGTCGCTGCAGTCGACGCAGTAGCAGAAGTATCGAATGAAAGTACAGTATTCTATCGTATTAAAAATGATGATAGAATAAATACTGATGTGCCTATTTGGCGAAGCCTTCTCACACATTTAGAGTAATCGCATTTTCAACTGGGGCGCGACGACGACCCCCTCCGCGCTTTGCGCCCGTCTTACCTGTCGCAACCGATCCCATATCTTCTGCTGAATGCTGGCTCTGAATCTCCGAGGCCGCTACAACTGCTGGTTGCTGGTTATACCCCTGTTGGGACTGGGGAGGTGGGTTAAATGTTGTGGGCGACTCCTCTGCGCGACGAACCTCGTCAAAAGTTCTTAGAATATCATCAACACCTGATGGTCCTCGCATCTCGCGGCGGCGGACCGGTGGAGGCTCCTGGGCTGCCATATTCTGGGGAGAACCAAAGAATGCGCCAGGCCCTGGGCCCGGGTCAGCCACATTCGGATCATATGCTGGAGGTCCGCGCGACTGTTGTTGAGGCTGTGCGCCAACTGCTGCACCCATAAACTTTCCAAAACCAGCACCGGCCTGTTGAGCGGCGGCAGCAGCAAACTGTCGCGCTAGTTCAGGATTTTGACGGAAAATATCATCCGCTGACTGGCCACCCATCTTGCTTCGGAAAAAGGTATTACTGACGTGGAACATGAAACCACTGCCAGCCATTGTGAATAATAGTCTCGCCTCAGGAGGCATCTGCCCCTTCGTCTTGTACTTATCATATAGTTCCTCAAATACATCATCATAATCCTCCATATTTTCATGGACTGACTCAGACCAGCCATCAAGTTTCAGGTCAAATGGATCAAACTTATTATTCATCCACTCAAGACCTGTTACAAACCCCATCATCATATTACGCTGAAATTTGATGGACGACTCAAGATTGCGAGCATCTACAAGGCGGAAAAACTCACCCTTAATCTCATCTAATGTATTATCAAGTGTGTAACGCCGAGATACAGGAAACCCCTTCTTCTCAAGACGAGCTAGCTTATTAATATACTCAGTCTTCTCCTTTGTTTCAGCCTCAATATCGCGAGGTGGCGCAGGAGTCATATTCACACTTGGACCTGTAGACGACTGGTTGTTGCTAAATAGATTATTACCATACCCACCATCGCTTCGCAGACCGTTGTCACCGTCGCTTCGCATACCCCCACCAATAACATTCACAGCAGGCATAGAAAACCCATTGTCAGGGACAGTTAAACGAATCGGCTCAAGAGAATCTATAGTTGTAATATCTACTTCAGATATTCCTGAATTCTGTGGCTGAGGACTTACATTAATAACAGTTTGCCCAGAAGGTCCGCCAGATGACCCAGAGTTATTATTCATTAACTTTGAATTTGCTAATAGCCCCAGATCATCACCACCAAAATCATTCAGGTCAATAACATTACCTAGATCCTGCTGAAGACTTATGTCGGGAAGAGAGGTAGCAATAGCCTCCATATCGCGAATAGTTACACCAGACATATCCTATTTCTTTTGTGTTTACTAGGTTTTAAGACCGTTTTTTTGCCGCAGCCCAGCGTCTAGGGACATACAAAACGCATCCGCTAAATCGTTCTTCTTTCCAGCAGATTGATACTTAGCAATTAAATTTTTAGGATCTTTCACTTTACCAGACTTAATCATCTCTGCTACACGATCTTCAGATCCCTTCTTACGTTCCTTATAACCTTCATCGCCCGCTGCTGCTCCGAGCCCTTTACCTTTCATACCTGCGTGAACTAACCTTACAGTTGGTGGGTCAGGCTGTAATACATCACGAATTGTTGCGAAAAGGAGCATTTGTACAGATTTCATCTGGGGATTTTTAAATACAGGCTGATTTTCAAGACATATCTCACTTACTTTACTCCAGTCTGTTGAATGTTTTGATACAAGATCTCGCAGACAATCATGAAGAAAACTCAGATCTACTCCTGGTGCTTTTGCTACCTTTGGCGCTACAAGAGGTAGTGTATAATGTTTTCGCAGCATATCTAGAACTGTGCACTTGTTTATAGTCTTTTTCAGTGTTGGCTCTTTTTGAAGGAGTATTGTTTTCAACTCTGTAAGGGATAGTGATGAGAGTTTTGTTATCTTATTTCCTGAGAGATCCGCAAGTGGTGGCAGCAAAGTATGGCGAGAGCAAGAATTTCCCTCATAGGTTGCTTTTACTTTACATCCATAGCAAGTCTTCTTAACAGGCGCGGTACTTACATCTTGACCTTGTGTTAATAGATTCACATTTTCCCATCCTGCGATCTCATATGTATCTGTAGATGTCTTTATTAAATGACAGTATGCTAGATTTTTGATACCAATATCAAAACATACTACCGAGTAGTCTACTACTTCCGCAGAAGCCATCTATAGTAATAGTATCATCGTTATTTAGACCAATAGTCTAACTGACGAGAAACTGAATTGTTGGTTCTATCGCTTAATAGGTCCAAGAGATCCAAGAGATCCTCTGGGTGTATTTCGCCCACCTTCATAACGTTTTGTTGTAAGATCTACAGGTTTTGGAGGAGATGATCGCGACTTGAATTCAAATGTCCCAAATAGTTCTGGGGCTTTGTCAGTTCGTTCAACACCTGTAGGGATGAATTCAGGACCTCCAAATGTGGTAGACTCGGCAGGATAATAACCACACTCTTTTGTGTCGCATTTCACAGTGGCTATAGAAGGAGGAACTGTTGAAGCATTTTCATACTGCGCTCCTACTGCTGCGCCCTGACGTTCACGAGACATCTTGATAATGTTTTCCGCATTATGCTGAAACCATTGACGAGTTGCGAACTGTTGCCCTACAGGAATATTTCTTGTACACTTTGAGCGATATTCTGTGAATACATTACCGTCCTCAGCCCTGGCAGCATATCCAGGATAGCGAGCATTTAGAGCATACGCAGGTCGTGTAATCTGCGCCTCAACACCTGTAGTGTTCACTGGTAGCTGCGCACTCGCAGCATAGAAGTTTGGATTTGTTTTTAATCTAAAAGCCTGCGAGTCCATGCTTTATCTACAAGTTAGTATAAAAAGTTAAGTGCCATAATAGGCTCATAGATGTTGGACTATATCTAACTGTTCAACACCCTCTGTAAGGGGTGAATGGGCTCCAGAAATATCGTTAGTTGGAGCCTTCTGCGCATTTGTATCATCTGTATTTCTCAGATTTTGGATGAGTTCTTTACGTCGCATACCGCTAACACCGGAGATATTTCTAGTACGTGCCTCTTGCTGTAGTTCCTTAATATTCATCGCCTCATAATTCATGCTTACACTTGGCGTAGAAGGTGCTACAGTTGGCTCAACTGTGGGCTGCGCAGCAAGAGGTACTTCATTCTGCTCTGTAGGAATTGTATCTAGAACCTCATAGGGTGTATCCATTGGCTGCTGTGGCGAAACATGGAGTTCATGTACATGCTCTTCTTCCTCGTGTGAAGCTGGTGCAACAAAGAAAGATTCAGAAGCCGTCTTGAAATCAAGTAGAATATTCTCCATCATATTGATTCTCTTTTCGCTATAAAGTAGTCTGCTGTAGAGATAGTAAAATAGAGCACCGAACACAAGCATGAGTACCGAGCCAATAATTACTGAGTCGTTTCCAGAGTTCATTTTCTAGAAAAGTAGAGTGGTTTATTTTTTCATTTTGAGCGCGGCAGAGTTAATAATCCCTTTTCATAAAGAACATCGTTAACGCTACTTACTTTACAAATCCCCCCTTGTAGGCGGTAATCGTAGTAAATCCCCCCATCTTCATCTTCCTCCGCCCAACAGCAGATTCTCTGAATATTTTCAGGAGCATCTTCAACTACCGAATATACATGGGTACTTACACAGCTAACAACATTCTTCATTTTCCAGAGCTGGGATAGAAATATTTGTGAAGTCTTCTCACCGTCTGGAGGATTTGTAGAATGGAAAATCTCGTCAATAAGAACAAGACCAGCCCCAGACCCAGATCCTTTTTCACGGCGAAGAATGTCAACAGCAATTTCAATTTCTCGTTCAAATAAGGAAGAAACTCCTGGTCTATCTTCTGCTCGTAGACTTGATACAACCCATGAGAATAACTGTCCCTTATAGGTGGATGGTGCCAAACCATATGTTTGTGCCCAGAGAACATTCTGAAGAATTCCTCGGAGGCTTGAACTCTTACCACCTCTGTTAGGGCCTGTTAGTAAGCTATGTTTCGTTTTTTTAGTGAAAAGAATAGAACTCTTCTTCGCATTTTCAATACAAATATCACTAAAATCTCGGATATCTAGGAGGATATCAGAACCTTTGGTTCGTTCTAGCCAAGTAGGTTTCTTAAAGCGGAGATCTTTCGCTAAGCAGTACATAACTTCCGCATCACCAAGAATTTTTCCTAGATAGACAGTTGTCCATCGTTCATCTTTATCAAGGGCGAATGCAGGGTAGGATTTGTCCACTGAATCGTTTGGAAGATTCGGAGTCTTTATTCCTGCGGCTTTGAATATCTCGAAGATCTCATATGCGGCTACATAACTATTATGAAGTTTTCTGGCACGGTCCCTTACAAGAGTGTCTAGTTTATTGACCGCTATTGCGGTGAGAAATGGTTGTATAATTGCTTGCGATAGACTAAATATAAAATAAAGAATTTTGCTAATTGATTGGAGACTGATAGTTCTTTCACCTATCACCATATCAAGTATCATTGATTGGTATCTGCTCCAAGGAATTGGAAGTTTATAAACATATTTAATCATGAAAAATGGAAGAATTAATATTAAAAATGGTGTGGCAATTGCGAAAGCCGGCGCGAGCCAGACTTTCATAAATACAATAAATGCGACAACTCCTGGGACTTGGTTCAGGAATTGTCCGAATCCACCCTTCTCAAAAAATATCTGCTCGGATGTTTTATCCTTCCACTGAGCCTGTTGGTCAGTTGGCCCCTCTTCAAATACTTCTGAGTTCTCTTGAACTTGTGCGAAAAGTGATTCGAGTGTATCCTTGTTTTTCTTCAGATAATTTCGTAGGCAAATAACATTATTTGCGCGTGTATCAAGAGTAGCAGCACTTGAACTCCAGTTAGTTAGACCCCTCTGTAAGGATTCTTGTCCAAGCTTAGTTTGAATTCCTGGTATAGTTACAATTTGGGATTCTTTTAGTAAATCCGATGAGTGTATCTCTTGTGACATCTATTTGTTTAGGAAAATGAGATACTAAAGGATTTTTACGTATTTTTTAGTAGAATGAGTTTATCAAAGAAAGTAGACAAAGTTAGTATGTCCGGAAGTGGGAGTGTTCATATCCCACTGTCCGTTTCGGTTGTACTAGGTTTGAAGAATGGGGTAAACATCAAAAGTATCCCTGATGAAGTTCTACAACGTGTAAATTCCATCAAGGTACAAGTAAATTCCGATGAATGGAAGAGTGTTGGCGGCGGTGGTGGTGGTGGAAATATTACTAATAGGACATTCTCTTGGAGAGGTGGGTCTGGTTCTGGCCGAGAAGGCGGACAGTCTTCTTCAGAAAGACATAACCATACGAATCAGTCAAGAACATCTGGAATTCCGCAAAAATATGTATCAAAATTCAAGAAACCAGAAACAAATCTGGAAGATAAGATTCTTAACAATATTATTAATGGAAAACTAAATACATTCAGTCCGGCGAATTATGAAGATGTAAAGCAATTTTTAGAACAAATTCTTGATTCTGGTGAAACTGGTTTTTTGAAAGACTTTATGCTTCTTGTTTTCAAGAAGGCCGCAGCAGAGGAGATTTTCTGCCCTCATTATGCTAAACTTCTCTCAGAACTCTCAAAGTCATATTCATCATTGAATGATGAAATGGAAAAACTTGAGCACGCTTTCATGGCAATTTTTGAAGAAGTGGAGGAGACTGAATGTAAGGATTATACAGCATTTCTTGAACTTAATAAACAGAAGATTTATCGTCAAGGTTATAGTCAATTCCTAGCGGAACTATGTCATCATGAAGTACTTCAACCTAAGACTTTACTTGATACTCTTTCTGTACTTTTTAAGCAAATTAAGATTCATGCTTCTAAGGATGGCAAAAATAAGTTGATTGAGGAGTATTGTGATTGTATATTACGTATGACAAAGATTTTTCAAAAGAAACAGGGCGCATATATGAATTCCCTTAAAGGTGAGGTTGGGGCAGTGATAATTCCTCTCGCTACGGAGATTATTCAGAACTCAGCGTCTAACCCCAGCATTTCTAAAAAGGCTAAATTTTGCTTAATGGATGTTGTTGATATCCTTAGGAACGCGTAAAAAATTCTCCCGGCTAGTTAGAAAGAAATGGCAAATACTCGTCGTAACCGCAAGTCCCGTGGTCTTATCACTACACTCTACAGCCCCTTCCACCACGCCTTTGCGGCTGGTGAGGAGGCCACTGCGGCGGTCACGAACACCGCTCGCAATGTTGTTCGCACTGGCATTCGCGGTGTAGACAAGATTGGTCGTTCGGTGACTGGTCACGCCAACTCCGCTGTGCGCAACCTCGTCTCGCGCAAGCGCAAGGGTGGCAAGCGCTCAACTCGCCGCAGTCGCAAGAGCCGCCGCAACACTCGCCGCAATCGCCGCAACTAAATTGTAGTTGCTTTGACTTAAAAATAATTAATTAATTTTATTTATTAAACAACAAATTACTTATAGTTTCTTGTTAAATAAAAAATTGATTTAACTACTTGGATGATAAAGCGTTCAGAGAAAATGGAGAAAAAACCCTGTAATCCTAGAATGCCTAGAATGCCTCGATACAAGAAACAAGGAGTAAAAGGTCAGGCTAAAGATAAAGAAGATCGTAAACGCATTGTGCGACGTGGAGGAGGACATTCTAATGATGATGATAGTGTTGACAGTAAAGGAAATATTCGCGATCTAATCGATTATAGTGCTGATGATGAAACAGAACCAAGTGATTTTGAATCAGAGCCAGAATCCGTCGCCAAGCCCCGCTCACGGCCCCCTCAACGGAAGGCTGCTAAGAAAGCATTGGAAACAATTCGTAATAACTATCTTGCTGAAGAAGAAACTCCGAAAACAAATAAACTAGTTGTTCCGCGCAAGAGAAACTACGATGAAGACGATGAGGAAGATGAAGAAGACGAAGAAGAAGACGAAGAAGATGAGGAAGAAGATGAAGAAGACGAGGATAATTATATTGATGCGGATGATGATGA